AAGTGCGAGACGGTGTGGATCCGATAACTAATGCGAGAGCCTCAAGAATTCGAGGCTCCATTATGTGCCGAAGTGGGCGGAGATTACTGGTTTCCTGAAATAGAAATCGGTTATCAGATGCAACAGAATGTTAGCTATGCTAAATCAATCTGTGGTAAATGCCCCCACCAAATTGAATGCGCTGAATGGGGCATCTATAACGAGCAGCACGGTATCTGGGGCGGTCTAACCGTTAGGACCAGAGCTACTATAAGAAGACAGCGAAACATAATACTTAGGAGAGATAACGTTGCTTGATTTATCCAGAGCGTGGAGTGGTGTCCTTACCAAAGCAACACCACTGCCTGACGTATGGAGAGCCTTATCTAATAAGCAAATCAAGTTTAGACGTGGGCAAGTATGTATGGTTGCAGCAGCACCTAATGCTGGTAAGTCAATGTTCGCATTGATATATGCAATCAGAGCAAATGTGCCTACGTTATTCTTCTCTGCTGATACTGACACAACTACGGTTATGATGAGAGCTGCGGCTCATCTATCAGGACATTCTCAGGTGTTAGTTGAAAGCAACTTGGCTAGCAACACTCATTATTACGATCAGCATTTACCAAGACTAAATAACATTAAATGGGTCTTTGATTCATCACCTTCAATAGATGACCTTGAACTTGAGATTCGGGCGTATGTAGAATTATATGGCGAGGCGCCAGAGTTGATAGTCATAGACAACTTAATGAACGTAGTTGCTGAAACTGATAATGAGTGGGCTGGTCTTCGTGCAATTATGATGGAGCTACACGATATGGCACGTAAGACTGAAGCGTGTGTGCTGGTATTGCACCACGTATCAGAGCAGAGTGAGTATGGTTCTACTATTAACCCACCTGCACGTCGTGCTATTCACGGCAAGGTAAGTCAATTACCGGCGCTGATACTCACCCTGGGTTATGACCCACAAGATAATGTATTAAGAGTTGCTGTAGTTAAGAATCGTTTTGGGCCACACGCTGCTGATGGTAAAGATTATGCAGGACTCTTTACTAACTATGGTGCTTGTCAGATAAACGATGCTGATGCCTATGGCAGAATGTATAGACATCAGGCGATGGCTAGCAATAGCATTCAAGGATAAGAAGCAATGGCAGAAGTAACTTACGATGAATTGTTGGCAGAAGTTGACCGCCTAATTAATGTTCTTACAGATAGTTTTGGTGTGGAAGTTCTTAAAAAAGTAGTGCAATTACATAGGCCAGCAGGTCGTTATTGTTTCTCTTGTGTAGGAGAAAATGCCAATGGCGTGTTATATCCCTGCCCTACTATTGAGGTTATTGAGAAAGGGTTATTGTGAACACAGAGATCCAATATCTAAAGAAGCGTATAGTCAAGCTGGAGATGGACTTTGCGGGCTTCGCTTCGCTACTCATACAGGCAGGAATCGTTGAGGTTATAGAGGAAGACGGACAACAAGTCTTTAAAGTCAACAAGGTAAAACTTGATGGCAAGTAAATACAACCGAGTCAAAGGTAGCATCTTTGAAACAGATGTTATGAAGTGGCTCCGTAAAGCAGGTGTCCTAGCTGAACGCTTAACTAAAGCGGGTAGCAAGGATGAAGGAGATATGGTTGTTGTCATCGCTGGCAAGACCTACATCCTCGAACTCAAGAACAGGTCAACTTTATCGTTGCCTGAATTCTGGAGGGAAGCAGAAGTTGAGGCGCTTAACTATGCTAATGCTCGTGGTATCGGGGAAGTGCCACTGCATTACGTTGTAGTCAAGCGCCGAAACTCTGGCATAGAGAATGCTTGGGTAATACAAGATCTAAAGCAGTGGTTAAAGGAGAAGCAATGAAAGATGATGAGCCTAGCTATACCGAATATGAAGATTGGATAATTCATTTCTTAAGAGAAATTGCAACAGAGTTAAAAAAGATTCGCAAGGAAATCAACTACGCTAATACTAAGGAGAAATAATGCCAACACCAGAAGGTGCTATCACTAGCACAGAAACTTGGTCAACAACACCGGAAGAAGAAGTAACACCAGACCTAGAACTAATCGAGGAAGAAGTAACAGATGAAGATTAAAATAATTGATGAGCATAAACTTTCAAGAACCATTGCAGACCTTTTGATTGAATCAGAAGATTCAGAAAACCCAGACCCACAATACAATGCTTACAACTATGGTTTAATTGATGCACAAAGAGTTTTATCAGGTGTATCGGTAGATATCATTAGGGAATCTAGACCGAAATGATTTGCCACGACTGTTTAGTAGGCGGTGTATTAAACACCGAAGGCTACTACGATAAGGCCACAGACTTACACTACCAATGCGAGGATAAGGGGTGCGTATGTCAACACAAGGTTGGTCCAGGGTTGATCGTAAGAAAAGATTCACCGGTGCCACAGATGCGAACACAGTCCCCATAGGACCGATAGTCCTAGCTTTTGGTGGGGAAGTAAGAGAAGGTAAGTCCAGCTCGGTGCGTTGTGTATTGCACAACGACAGTAGGCGTAGTGCGGTAATCAATACGATAGATAATCTTTATTACTGCCACACCTGCGGTAAGGGTGGCAATGCAGTTAACTTGGTTTGTATATTAGAGAATATGGAGTTTAAAGATGGGCTTAAACGCGCAGTCGAAATTGCTGCAGGAAGCGGCGCAACGATACGCACTGGAAATAACTCCCGAAACTCTAGTCGCGCTCGCAGAACGTGGGATCTCTGAGGCAGTAGCAACTAAGTATCAGATAGGAACTATCGTTGACCCTATCAACGGACACGAGATGTATGAAGGATGGATATCTATCCCATATATAACGGTCAACGGGTCTTGTGTTGGCTTTAAGTTCAGGCGTCTTGATGATGGCAAGCCTAAGTATGGTAGTCCTACGGGCCAGAAGGCACACCTTTATAACGTTAAAGATATTACTATTAGCAGTAAGCATATTGTTATTACTGAAGGTGAACTAGATGCGGTCATTACTTCAGGAGTTCTAGGCATACCAGCAGTCGGAGTGCCAGGAGTGGCTGCTTGGAAGACACACTTTCCTAAGTTATTTAGCGGTTATGAAACTGTATATGTAGTCGGGGACAATGATGTCAAAGAGGATGGCTCTAACCCAGGAGCTGAGTTCGCTAAGCGTGTCGCAAACGAGGTGATGAACTCAACTATTGTTACACTACCACCTAGTATGGATATCAATGACTACTACCTAGCCAATGGCGTAGAGGCAACCCGTAACTTACTGATAGGAGAGTCTAATGAATGAGCGAGGAACTGGAATTAGCGCTGACAATTTTGATAGAGAGTGGATTCATAGTGCTGAGCGTAGACCAGACTCTCAAGCAGTTCGTGGTAACCCTGCCAGCAGTCCGTTAGCAGATCATCCAGTAGTTGCTGGATATCGTAGCGCTGGTGGCGTAAGCACCGATGACCTTACCTCATTCATAGAAGCCTTCGCTTCGCTACGTGCAGGTCGTGTTAAGAATGTAGGACATAGCCAGTATGCGTTAGCTAATGGGCAGAAGTTTGAGTCCTTTACTACCGCAGATACCATTAGAGAATTACTAGAGGAGATAGCTGATGCTAGCAACTACCTCGACTTCCTTGCTATCAAACTATTAAACATCCAACACACTATAGATTTGGTGCTACCTGACTGTGACTGAATTAAACCCTGCGGTATATGACTTAGTTCCTTCGGTTGCTAATAGTATCTATCGCCGTTACAAGAACTTCGTAGAGAAGGCTGACGTAGCGCAAGAGTGCTACGTGTGGGCTACTGGTCGTGCTTACTATATTAACGAGCAGTTAGCAGAGCCAGATCCTGAACAGAATAAACATAACCTTCAACGTATCGCTTGGCAAATGCGTAGGGTGGCTGAACGCTACGCTCGCAGACAGAAGGCTGATAAGTCTGGCTACTCAGTAACAGATGAAACTTACTATGAGTCTGCCACCCTGGGCCAGCTACTGCCGTTCGTTATCGCTTCGGTAGTTGATGGAACAGTGCTAGAACAGATACAAGATATGATTAAAGACGGGCAACCACGTGGTTCATCATCACCATCCGAGGGTGGCAACCTGCTTGCCGTGCTAATAGATATTAAGAAGGCTTACTTAAAGTTAGAGCAGTCCGATAAGGACTTGCTACTGCTTAGACATCACGAAGGTCTTACCCTTCAACAGATAGCTGAAGTATATGGTTGCGCCCTATCCACTGCTGATAGGCGCTGCTCTAATTCACTTCGCAAACTGCAGAACCTACTCGGAGGAGACAACCCTTGGCGATGAAAGAATTAGAACTCTTTAATTACTTACAAGAAAGTTTATATCCTGACCTGGTAAAGAGTGAGGGTATCTATGATTCATTCGACTGTATCAGTCAGCAAGCAGGGCATTACATAGAACTTAAGTGTCGCCATACCCACTACCCTACCCTCTTGATTGAGGAGATGAAGTATCGCAAGCTCATAACGCAGAGCGCTGAGCGTGATCTCATTCCCTTCTATATCAACTCCACCCCGCAGGGTATCTACTCCTTTGACCTAATGGATATACCAGAGCCGGAGTGGGTAACACATTGGATGCCGGTTACATCAGAGTTTGCTAACCGCAGTAAGGTAGAGAAGTTAGTAGGTTATCTAAGTATCGAGGAAGCAATTAAACTATGAGATATGAATACGAATGCCCAGGCTGCGGTGATGTGCGTGAGATCGAACGCAAGATGACTGACCCTGAAGAAACTATTATGTGCGGTAATTGTCATAACCAATTCCAACGTAAGTGGACCTCTCCCCCTGTATCGTTCAAGGGTTCCGGGTTTTATATAAACGACTCGAAGTAAATAGTAAAGCCCCACCGGACGGATAGGTGGGGCTTACTTATTGCGGGGACGGAAAGAGGGTTTACATCAACCCGCAAACTTATTTTAACACACTAGTAGTAGTTGTTCCTTCTCTGGAAAGCGTCGGCTCTACAAGGTGTGTCGTATCGGTAAGAAATGTATCTAAGGCCTCGTAAGATTTGAGTAGCAGGATCTCTGCTTGTCTCTCCAAGGTGCTGAGCAATACCGAAAGCTGACGATCTTGGTCTGCCCGCGCCGTCAAGAGGTCTGGCGTGGTTGTCAAACCTGCTCTCACGGGTCCAAAGGGCGACGAGGCACTTTCGCTCTCTCCCTTTCCACCCGAAAGCAAGGTGAGCGTAACGGATTGCGAGCTTTTTGTTCTGTAACTTTTGCTCATAGCTCACCGGTCCCTTGTTGATTGCGGGTTTGGTGCGGTGTATCTCTACCCCTATCGGTATTGGCGCCGGCGTTAGTGTCCATACTAGAACCAGTATTACCGTGAACGTCAAGCCAAGCCTTCCCCTGCGTGTGATCATTTAACTTCTCCTCCTCAAAGAGTTCTTTATACTCGTCAG